GCCGAAGCACCTGCTGAAGAAGCACCAGAAGCAGAAGCAAAAGCTGAGGAAACTCCTGCAGAGGAGACTCCAGCAGAAGAGCCGAAAAGTTATACAGATAGACTAAGAGATGCTGCAGTAAATGAGTTAGACCAACTTATTAAGTAAAGGGTACTACCATGTCAGAAGTTTTAGGTTATCAAGAATTTATGGAAGCTATGGATGCAGTAAATCCAAAAGCTGTGAAGAAAAAATTCAAAGATAGAAAAGATAAAGATATCGACAACGATGGCGATGTCGATGCTTCTGACAAGTATCTTCATAAAAGACGCAAAGCTGTTTCTAAAGCTGTGAAGTCTGATGAGTCTTATGGCTCAACAGGTAATTTTAGCAGACCTATGTCCTCTGCTGAAAGAGCAAAAGAAATGCAAAAAAAAGCTGACCAAATAAAAAAGAAAGCACAATCTGCAGTTAAAAAAGCCAAAGGTCTCACAATGGGTGAAGACATGGAAGAGGGTGCATTTTATGGTCGTGACGACCTAGTTAAAAAGTTTAAAACTAAAAACCCAAAAGACTTTATAAGATTAAGTAAAACAGTCATGACTAAAGATGGCAAACCTGGAGGAACAGAAACTGTCAGCATGAAAAGGAAAGGCAACGAGGATAAGATTGCCAAGTACAAAAAGGATGGATATAAAGAAGTACCTATGGAATCGTACGAAGTAGAGTTCCATTCTATGCTAGACGAAAACACAGGTGTAGCAAACAAAGCTAAGAAGTCTGGTATTCCTAAAGGTATATTAATGCAGGTTTATAGAAGAGGAATGGCTGCATATGGTACAGGGCATCGTCCTGGTGCGTCACAAGCACAATGGGCAATGGCTCGTGTAAATTCTTTTATTGGTAAAGGTAAAGGAACTTGGGGTGGTGCTGATAAAGATCTCGCAGCAAAAGCAAGAGAATCTATGAAGAAAGAATCGCTTGATGAAGAAATGCCAGCATCATTTAAAGCCATGCTTATCCAAAGAGATAAAATGAAAAAATTAGGTCAGAATATTGATGCTATTAATGCTAAAATTAAAAAAGCCAGAGCAGATGCTATGAGAATGACCTTCAATAAAGAAGAAGTAGTGATATTTGAAGATGCAAAAGATGTATTAAAAAGAATGCGTCAAACAAGAGACAACTTGAAAAGACAAGGAAACTCTGCTGGACTTGCTGCAATCGAGTTAAGAATTAAAAAGTTTAAAGACTCTATGAGTAAAGAATCAATTGATGAGAAGGGTCCTGGACTGTATGCAAATATAAATGCTAAAAGAAAACGAGGAGAAAAAATGCGTAAAAAAGGAGAGAAGGGTGCACCTTCAGCACAAGATTTCGAAAATGCCAAAAAGACTGCTCGTGAAGAAAGAGAACTATGTCACTCTAAAGACCACGACTGTGCTACTGTCGTAGAACACATCGTATGGGGATTCGGAAAGCCAGTATATGAAAGTCACGCAATACCAACTGACGATGGCTATGTATCATGGTATGATGTAGAATTCGAACATGGTATTGAAAGAGAAGTACCAACAGAAGATTTAAAAATTTATACTACTGAAGCACATGATATGAAAACTTTAAACAAAGGTAAAAAGAAACCTAAGTCTAAAGATAAAGCTGAGCCAGTAAAAGAAGAAGATAAAGAACCAGCATATGTAAGAAATAAAAATCATTACAAAGATAGTGCAAGAGTTAAATCTAATCTTGCTAAAGCTAAAGATAAAATGGCTCAATTTGGACGAGGAAGTAAGTATTCAGACTCTGAAATATCAAGAGCAGTAGATATTGCTAAGAAAATGGCAGGTGGTAATTACACAGGTGCTTACAAAAAAATCGAAGGAATTAAAAAAGGATTAGCACAACAAGGTAAAGTAAAATATGCCTTGAAGAAAGCTGCAGAAAGTTTTGAGACCTGGAAAGGTCTATCTATATCAGAAGTAAATGATGTCCTAGTTGACATGGTTTCTTCTGCCCAAGACTACATTAAGCTGGTGGAAGATGGAGACTTAAAGTCCGTCGACGAGCCAGAAGTTGAGATAGCCAAAGGGATGCCCTTATCATTTAAACAATTTCAATCTAAAATAGGAGACTAATATGGCAATGTGGGGAGACTCTGATTCACATGTGAATCGACCAAACTGGCTAGAAGTTGGGCAAATCAAAAAAGTTAATATAACTACTTTAGGAAGTGGATATGGTTCCGCTCCTTCAGTCACGATTGCTGCTCCAGCATCTGGTACTCAAGCTACAGGAACTGGTGTATTATCTGGTTCAACTTTAGCTTCCGTGACTATTACCGATCCTGGTGATGGATATGTAGCAGGAGATGCTGCTGGTGTGACTATTGCTGCACCAACATCTAATACTGTTGCTACTTCTGCTGTCACAGTAGGAACTGACACAGTCACAACTGGAACGCACAACTTAAATACTGGCGATCCAGTAATCTATGCTAATGGTGGTGGTACTGATATCACTGGATTAACTGGTGGTACTACTTATTATGCAATTAAAGTAGATGCTACAAACATCAAATTAGCAACTAACATTACTAATGCCGAAGCTGGTACTGCAATCGATCTTACTGGCACAGGTAATAACTCACAAACCTTCTCTGGTGTACAAGCTGTAGGAAGTGTTGTAAAAGCTGCAAACAAATATGCTGCTGCGGACATTATGTTCGTTGACACTGACGAAGCACAACTTGCTCAAAACAAAGCAAGAGGTATCACTGGTGCTGGTTGGTGGACTCTGAAATCTGGTAGACAGGATTCAGATGGGAATACAAGATACGAAGCTGAATGTATCGTAGCTATGGCTCGTACTGCTGCTCAAGCTGGTGACGATGCTGCCGATGACGCAATGGTGTCTGATGCTGCAAACTCATTTGCTATTACAGTACAACCTGCTGCTGCAACTACATCAAGTGGAAACGCAACATTTACTTTAACAACTGGTTCAGTAGTTGGAACTATCGGAGCACTTAACTATAAGTGGCAAAGACAAACTGCTAACGGAACTCGTTGGACTGACATCAGTGGTTCTACCGATGGTGGTATCTACTCAGACTTCGCTACTGCGACTCTAGCAGTTGCTGGTGTGACTGACACTACTCATGATGGTAAGAAGTACCGAGTCAAAGTAAACAGTGCTAATGGTGCACCAGAGCAAGTCTCTGATGGTGTAGCTACACTTACTTTCGGATCTTAATAACCGAATAACATAAACCTAGAACTGTGGGAGGGTTGTAACAAACCCTCCCTATTCTGCAAATATAAAATAGGAGTAAAATTATGGCAGACCAAAAAATATCAGAACTAGTCGCAGCAACCTCTGCTGCAGGTGCCGACCTTTTAAACATCGTACAAGGTGGCTCCAACAAAAAACTTACAGTCGCAAATCTATTCGCAAACTTAGACACTCCAGTTATTATTAACGAATCTGGTGGTGACCAAGATACTCGTATCGAAGGATTAAACGACAACAATCTATTATATGTAGACGCATCTACCGACAGAGTTGGTGTAGGTGTTGCTACTCCTTCCCAAAAGCTAGATGTAAATGGTGATGTAGCTATTAGTGGTGGTTCTTTATACCTATCACAAACTGCTCAGTCATCAACTGGTACATCTACTGCTGACTTAACCAAAGCTGTGACAGAACTTACTTTATCATCTGGTTCAGATGCTGCGTCACTTGCTAATGGTACAGTGGGACAAATTAAAATTTTTGTAGTAGTTGGTGGTTCAGGATCTTGTGTCCTTACACCTACAACACTAAATGGTGGAACTACTATTACATTTAATGCAGTTGGTGACGCAGTCACTTTACTGTATGTTGCAACTGTAGGATGGACTGTTATAGGTTCAAACTCTGTAGTTGTAGCTTAATATATTATTTTAGGAGATAATTATGGCAGATTATGATGTTAATGCGAAACTTGATGCGTATAGACAATCTATGAAAAAGAAAGAAGAGATTCTATCGCAATTACAACAAGGTGTAGTTAATACACAGGCTGAGATACATATGCTTACTGGAGCAATACAAGCACTAGAAGATATTGTAAATACACCTGTAGAAACTAAGAAGAGTAATGATAAAAAAGCTGACAGAAAATAATTTTCTTCAGTTCGCTCTTAATAATTATGATAACCCTTCTTGTGCTACACTAGAAGAGTTTGAGGATGATTTAAAAAAGTTTTTATATCTTAACAAATTATTGCAAAGATATACTAAAAACAAAGATCTTAGAGAAAGGTTAATTTTAAATCATATAATTGTAATTTATAATTTATGGGGAGATGCTGCAACTGAAATGCTCTTCCATAAGGTGGACGAAGAACACTGGAGTGCACTTATTGTATTCCTGACTTATCTAGGAAGACTACCAGTCTACATTCCTGGGACAACGACTCGTTCCACAAGTTTAGAACATGATGAAAAGATCGTGGAGATACTAAGAGAAATATGAGTAGAACAGTAGATAACATTATTGCTTATAGAATTATTTCTATGTTAGTAAAACCTTTTAAAGATACTGATGCTTTTAAGGAAGGTATCATTGATGAGAAAGGTAAAATTTTAAAGAAGGCAACTAAGCTGACTACAACTAAAGAGAAGAATGCTTATACCTTTTTACATAGATTAGTTTTTAAATTAAAGCAATTCGTAGAAAAGGTGCCAGGAGGTAAATCTCGACTTGGCTCACTTGCTGCTGCATATTATCTTATCAGGGAAGCATATGAAGGACAAGAGTCTGTACATATACTAGAAGAAAAGTATAACGATCTCATGGCTAAAGATATCTCCTTACTCGAAGAAGAATTACTAGTAGAAGAAGTCATAGAACATCTCTACTGGAATATGTTTAATATAGAAGCAAAGTCGCCTGCACAACAGGCAGCAATCGCTATATCTATGAAGAAAGCTGGTAAGAAACCTAAAAACCAGAAGGATGAAGCAGTTGCTGCAAACTCAGTTGCAGGTGGGGGAGTGGATTTATCCCCAACAGTTAGAATGAAAAAGGGCAGAAAGTTTGCTACATTTAATGTTAGCGATGATGTTCTTAAGAAGTTTAAATCAGGGAAAAAGAAATATTCTAAATGGAAAGAGTATTTGAATATGGAAGATGACGCAGAACAAGCCATATACAACTATGCTCGTAAAAATCCTAGAGGTGTTATCATCTTACAAAACAAAGCTGGTGACACTAAAGCAATTAGATTCAACAGAAATGGTGGAGGAAGTTGGAGACATATCAAGAGACCAGTAAGCAGGTCGGTTGGTAAAAGTACCATGCCTGGAATGGCTCAAGATATTGTAGTCTCAACTACAACAATATAATGTTTTCATTAATTACTATACTTGGGTGGATACCCACTTCAATTTATTTTGGTATAACAGCAGTTGGTTTGATAGGACTCGTTGTAGTTTCTATTTTACCACTAGTTCCTAAAAGCTGGGGATTAGTATTTGGTTTGTTATTTGGACTAGGATCGTTCCTATTAGGTGCTGTCTGGACAAGTGGTCCAATCATCGAAGAACTAAATAATATGAAAGAAGAAATGAAACTTATTGAAGCTGAAGCCGAGAAAGTTTCTAATGAAATAGCGACTGAGTTTGAATCAGATAGCAACAGAATAACCAGTAATGGAAATAAAATTAGTGAGAAGGTCAATGAATTACTTAATGAAAATGATGATGCTCAGTGTAGCCTGCCTGACAGTGTTAGCTTGCTCCACGACAGTGCCATTAAAAATGAAGTTCCCGACACCACCAGAAGTGTTGATGGAGGAGGGAGCCAAGATGGAGACGATAGAGGAGAGGAAAAACTCAGACTCTCAGAATTAACAACTATAACTGTAGATAACTACACCTCTTGTAATGAAGTAAGAAGACAATTACAACAATTACAAAGATGGGTCGGAGAAATGCAAAGAGTACACAACTATGGCGAGTGAAGTCGAAATAGCTAAGAACCAAGTAGAGATATCTAATCTGAAGAGCGATATTCAGAAGATTGATACCTCTATAGAAAAGATAGGGGAAGCAACTTCTCAGATATCTAAGTTGTTAGCTGTACACGATAATCGTCTAGATGCTGGTGAACAGGCTGACGAAGAAATAAAGAAAGATATTAAAGTCCTACACCAGAGAATTACCGAAGGAGCCAAAGAAGTAGTTAGTGCTATTCATGCTACTGAGAAATCTATTAATGAAACAGCTTCTATACAGCATGCCCAGATGAACGAAGAGATGGGTAAGATAGGCGATAGAGTAGCTGGTTTAGAGAAATATAAGTGGTATGTGATGGGCATAATTGCTACAATAGCAGGAGTTGCAGGAGTTCTTGGCTATTTCATGTAGACTTTACTTTTAAGTTTTTTTTATATAGAATTATATTATGATTTATGTGGATGCTAAATTTGCTAGTATGCTCGCACCTCGTGTGAGAAACTTTAAACAACAGAAAGATTATCTGTGGAATTTCAGTTGCCCACTCTGTGGCGACTCCAAAAAGAATCAATCAAAAGCCAGAGGATATATTTATCGTAAAGAGAGTTCTCTCTTCTACAAGTGCCACAACTGTCAAGCTGGTACAAGTCTCGGCAATCTACTAAAACAAGTTGACCAACGCATGTATAATGAGTACTCGCTAGAAAAGTTTGGCAGTACTAATAATAAGCATGTGAATGACAAACCAGATCTAGAAATCTTCAAGACTGATACTATACCTGTGAAAAAATTAAATGCAAACCCAGTATCAGAACTTGCAGATAACCACCCAATAAAGCAGTTCTTGTTGCTTCGCCACATAAATCAAGAGCTTCATGAACATTTTTATTGGGTGGCACAGTTTAAACATTGGGTGAATGAAAATATTGCAATGAACTTTCATAATATCAAAAAGGATGAGCCAAGACTTGTCATACCTTTTTATAATGAAGAGAAAGAATTAATTGCTATACAAGGTAGAGCATTCGGAAATGAAACACCTAAGTATTATACACTGAAAACAAATGAGAAGAACCATAAAGTATATGGTCTTGACCGAGTTGATGGTAGAAAATGGGTTTATGTGACAGAAGGTCCAATAGATTCTTTGTTCTTAGATAATGCTATCGCAGTTGCTGGTGCTGAGTTTCATTTACCACAAGTCAGACAGTTTAAAGATAACTGTACTATCGTGTTTGATAACGAGCCAAGAAACCCTGCTCTCGTAAAACAGGTTGAGAAAATGATTAAACATGGTTTTCATGTTTGTTTATGGAATGATAGTATAAAAGAAAAAGATATTAATGATATGATAATCGCTGGTAAAACTCCCCTGACAATACAAACATTAATAAGTCATAACACTGTACAGGGTGTAGATGCCGAACTTAAATTTAATACATGGAGAAAATGCTAATGAGTGATGTACCAAAACTAGATCTTAGTGATGTGCCTTTTGATAGAGCCGACTTACTAAAAGACTATGTACATAATGTAGAGATTACTGAAGAACTAGTTAGAAACTTCTGTAAAATTATTCAAGACGATAACCCATTACACTTCGGAGATGAAGAAGGTAATGTAATGCCAGGAGCATTGATGATATCATTGCTCTATTCTAATCCTGTTCCTGGATTTTTTATTAGAAATTTTAAAATTAATTTCTTAGCACCAATACACTTTCCTACAACAGTAAGAGTATATCGTAAAGTATGGAAAGCTACTGACCGAAAAGCAGGTGAACTCGGAGATGGTATCTTCGCTATCAAAGATCTAAGCGATGGTATTATAAAAGCCAAAGGCAGTGGGCAAGTATTTAGACCGACCAAAAGATTAATGGAAACATTTGAACAAGGTGTTGACAGAAACTTTTTTAAACAAAGCGACCCAAACTTTGAAAGGAAGCACTGGGTCAATCCCGAAGGGAAGGAGATAAAATGAGTGATGATATAAAAGAAGGCATGGAAAATGATGAAGAGCCAAAGATCGTAGATCTGAATGAGTATGCTGCCAAGAAATGGGATGAAGCAAGAGAAGAAGATCTGCGTAAGATGCAAGAGTATGAACAGAATTATATTCTTACTCCTTTATGGGAAGCACTAACAAACATTAAATCATCTCGTCAGGCAATCAATGCTGCGATGGGTATGCTAATTACTGCGAAAGATATTCTTGTACTCGAACTAGGTAAAGAAGATGCAAGGCGAACAGTCGGCTCAATGAACTATGATGTTATTGACTTAGTAAGTATTGAAAAGAGGGATGGTAATGCTCAAGGCACTGGATATGATTTACAGCCAGTCGATGAGTCCTATCCAGCACCAGATAATGATAATGTGACACCACTAAAGTCAGTAGAGGATGATGATGAAAAAGACAAGGATTGAGGAAATATGGGACGAACAGGAGTCCTTTGAACCGAAGAAGCCACATAGGTGTATCACTAACTTTATAAATGGTGAGTGGATAGATCGTGTATATGGAGATCTCGGTAAGAAGAGACTCTTACAGGGTGAGTTCGGGAAAGAATATAAAGGTAAACTTGAGGAAAAGAAATATCGCAGATACAAAACAGACTTTTTAGGAAAAGCTGTAAGTGTTTATTACCAAAGATATACCCATACTGCTGATGGTAGATGGTTTGATAATAGTGGTATGCCTTGTGCAAAACCACATCACGACCCAAAACCAAAGAATGCTGATGACTTGGAGGATGATGAGTAGTGGTAGAAGAACGACTCAGAAAAATAGATGGTAAATCTTTATGGTATTTTGACGATATCTTTAGTTTCGAAGAACGAGAAAGACTATATAGTTATTGCTTAAACAAAAAGTATTCGCTCTCTGGCTCAGATGTACAAAGACTAGAGACTAAAGGCGATTATAATTTGTATTGTAATCTCTCTCCCACTGATGTGGATGATATGGGGATAGAGAAATTAGAAAACTATTCCCACATCAAACATCACCTAGATGACTATACTATAACTCAGGCAAGAATTAATCTGAGCACAATCCAGGATAAAAATCGTTTTCATTGCGATACTGGAGCCGAGCATAATTTAACAATGCTATATTATCCCAACATGGAATGGGAAAAGTCTTGGGGTGGTCAAACACTTTTTACAAACTTAACCAACGATACTCTCGAATGGGTGTCGTTCTACATTCCAGGGAGGATAATTTTATTCGATGGCTCAATACCCCACTCAATCAACCCACCAACAATCCACAGCCCAACGCACAGATTTTCAGTCGTCATTCAATATGGAAAGTAAAGTGGAAGATAAACTAATTTCAGAGATACATGGTATCACGATAGACTATACTAGAGATTCGCTACTTGACGATGCTGGTAAAATACGATTAAAAGAATCGTATATGAAAGATGATGAAACTTCTCCGCAAGAGAGGTTTGCTTTTGTATCTAAAACTTTTTCATCAAATCCTGAGCATGCTCAAAGATTGTATGATTACTCATCACAACATTGGCTGAGTTATGCTACACCTATTTTATCTTTCGGTAGAAGCCGAAGAGGGTTGCCTATTAGTTGCTTCTTAAATTATATAGAAGATACTTCTGAAGGATTAGTACAAAACCTATCAGAAACTAATTGGTTATCTATGTCAGGTGGAGGAGTTGGTATTGGGTTTGGTATTCGTAGTGCCGATGATAAATCTACAGGTGTTATGCCACATATGAAAATGTATGACGCATCTTCATTAGCATATCGTCAAGGTCGTACAAGACGAGGTAGTTATGCTGCATACTTAAATATAGACCATCCTGATATTAAAGAATTTATTGAAATGAGAAAGCCGACAGGCGATCCTAACATGAGAGCATTAAACATGCATCATGGTATTAATATCCCACACAGCTTTATGCAGATTATTGAAAACTGTATGAAGAATGAAAACTGTGATGACAAGTGGGCACTCAAGGATCCGCATAATGGAAAAGTAAAAGAGTATGTATCGGCAAGAGAACTTTGGCAAAGTATTTTAGAAACTCGTATGATGACAGGTGAGCCATATCTTCACTTTATTGATACAAGTAATGAACAGTTGCCAGAGTTTTTAAAAGAAAAGGGACTACAAATTAATCAAAGTAATTTATGTTCAGAGATTATACTTCCTACAAATGAAGAACGAACTGCTGTATGTTGTTTATCATCTTTGAACCTAGAACATTTTGACGAGTGGTCAAAGAATAAAACATTCCTGAGAGATGTTGCTGAAATGCTAGATAATGTTCTACAGTATTTTATTGATAATGCTAGACCAGAGTTGGCAAGAGCAGTGTATTCTGCCAAGCAAGAAAGATCTATTGGGATCGGTGCTTTAGGTTTTCATGCTTATTTACAAAAGCATGGTATTCCTTTTGAAAGTGCCATAGCTGGAAATAGAAATGAAAAGATATTTAAACACATTAGAACTGGACTCGATAAAGCAAACACTGAGTTGGGCACTGAGCGAGGGGAAGCACCTGATGCTGTTGGTACTAATCGGAGGTTCAGCCATATGCTTGCTATTGCTCCTAATGCTTCTAGTAGCATTATCATGGGTAATACTTCTCCTTCTGTGGAGCCTTTTCGAGCTAACGCATATCGTCAAGACACACTTAGTGGATCCCATACTAATAAAAATAAGTTCCTTCAAAAACTTCTTGAGAAGAAAGCTAAAGAACACAAACTAAATTTAGATGAGGAATGGTCAAGTATTATTGCAAATGATGGTTCAGTACAACACCTAAAATACTTGAGCGACTTAGAAAAAGATGTATATAAAACATCTATGGAGATTAACCAACAATGGATTATCAATCATGCTTCTGAACGACAAAAGTATATTGACCAAGCACAGTCAATTAATTTATTCTTTAGACCTGACGCAGATATTAAGTATCTTCATGCTGTTCACTTCTTGGCATGGAAAACTGGTCTAAAAACATTATATTACTGTAGAAGTGAAAAGATCGGTAAAGCCGATAAAATTAGTAAACGAATACAAAGGGAGATTATTAAAGAGTTAGACATATCAGCGATAGCTGATGGTGATGTCTGTCTCGCTTGTGAAGGATAAAAAAATGCCAGAATTGAAATTACCAGAACATCTGAGTTATGATAAAGAAACTATAAAGAAGTTAAAAACTCAAAAGATATTTCGTTATGGGGATGTAGAAAGGTTTGACAGAGAGTTGGACTTTCTTATGTCGTTTAAAGATGACTTGATAAAAGATTTTCTAACAGAGTATAAAGATATTGAAGACTGTTTAGAAACAGGTACGACCTCTGCAATGGAAGCAATATATAGTCGTCTTAACAGAGCTGTGGTTGGTGGTGTCACCAAGATGGTTAGAGGAAAAGCAGGTGTCAGCGATGACTCTTTTTTAAAAGGACAGTCGACTAAAGGTAAATATAATAATGATGCTTGGCGAGTGTTAGTTATGAAATATCATAACCCAAATCTTGCTGGTGTTGCTGCTTCACATGAAATACAAAAAAGAGCACTAAGTATTAAACAAAAAAAAGATGGGTATAATCCTGAAGCATTCCCAACTATGCAAAAGATTGCTGCACATTATGGGGATTTATGTCCGATACTTGAATATAGTATCTTACCTGCTCAAAGTATTATTGAAAGACACATAGGTATAGAAAATAAAGTAGGGGAAAACATTAGAATACACATTCCTCTTATAGTACCTGAAGGAGATTTATTTTTAGAAGCACAAGGTGAGGAAGTTGATTGGCAAAACCCATGGGGATTTAATAATCAGTATATGCACAGTGCCCATAATAATACTGATGAGCATAGATTAATTATGCTGATTGATTTAAAAAGAACTTATGTTGGTATTCCACCAGCAAAGCACTTTAAGGATATGACTCTCGAAGAGATTGGAGATGTTCATTTTAGATATGGTAGAGATAATAAAAGAGAGCAACCTAAAATCTCGTCATCTCTATCTAACAAATTTAGGAAACCAGAGGATTATATATAATGCCTGTAAAATATAAAGCAGACGAAATTCAAATTAAAAGAGGTCGTGATGGTACTCAAACTAAAACGATTAAAAGATTTTACATGAAGAATGTATCTACTGAGTTTTTGATTGAACTTCTTAATGATGAAAAAACTAAACCAAAACTTAAAAGTAAAATTAGAAACTTTCTTTACCTTGCTAGAGGTGTTAAACTAGAGAAGAAGGTATCATGACTTGGCTTCGCAATACTGCCTATGTTCTGATAGCAGTTGTTGCTTTATCAGGATGTGCTAGTTTAAAAGGGTTAATCCCATCTGGCTGGGACAGTAATGAAATGTTATGGATTGCAGAGATGCAATATGACATTCGTAATATCGAATGCGAAGGCGATAATAAACTCGCTAGTGTAGAAAAGGTATGGCGAACCAAAGAGATTTTATGGTGGTATGCTCAAGCAAACCGACATGCTGATGTTGTTGAGTTAATACGACCATTTAGTGAAAGTATGGAAGGTATATATAGATCTGCAAAGGCAGATAGATTGCGCAAACCATACTGTGTAAATAAGGTTATCATATTGACCATACAGGTTGATGAGATAGCAGAAGCATTAGCATCTAGGAGGAAAAGATGATATTAACAATTATGGGTAAAAATAATTGCCCTTACTGCGATTTGGCGAAGAGACATCTAGATGAACATAACATTCCATATGAGTATATCAAAGTTGATGAAGATATGGAAGCATATGAAAAATTTAGAGAGCTCGGTGTTCGCTCAGTCCCACAAATTATGCAAGAAGGTAAGATCGTTATAGAAGGTGGTTGGGAAGGACTAAAGAAGACACCAATCAATCACTTACAACAAATGGTCGGAGGAGAATAATGACAGATGCATTTAAAGATCTTCGTAATGAAGAATGGGCAAACAAAAAGATTGAACTTGCCGATAAATTTAATAAACAGTTAGAATCTGGTGAACTCAACGAGTGGGAATATAAAGACTTGATGCAAGATCTTACTCGTACTGATGAAATAATGGACAAAGCAAACGCAATGAAAATGAAAGCAGCAGTAGAGAAAGCAATTTCATTGGCATTGAAGTTTGTATAAGTTTCTATTTAAAGACTCAGCAGAGGTATTTAACCCAATCGCTCGTCAGAAGATAGCTGAAAAAATCTATTTTCATCAGAAGCATTGGAAACCTCTGACTGAATACTTTGGCAATACTCTATTCGCACAGCCAGGGATGGAACATATGTATCTATTCGGCGATGGATTATATGTATTGCAAGATAGAAATGATATAAACCAAGAAGTACAGGAGATATTAGATACTGAATTTTCAGAACTTATATATACTCCTGTCCTTGAAACTATCAAGGAAATGTTTGGTATTGGTGTAAACGAAGTAAGCTATTATGAAGACTTACCTCTGCCTGGATTTCATATCTATAGAGGGTCTCTAAGAGGTAATGATATAGGACTTACTACAACTAGACCATATCATACAGATGACAATCTAAGATTTTATAAACCTGAAGCAGACAGAAATAATATATATTCGTTTGCTATACCAATCATCTTGCCAGAATGTGGGGCATGTTTAGATTGGTTAGGGGATGCTCCTGATTACTTTAGTCATAACTATGAACTCGGTGTAATGTCTATGTGGCATGGGATGGTAAAGCATCGTCTCGGTGCAAAACCTCCAGCTGAAGGAGATAGGATTACCTTACAAGGTCATGTATATGTAAATGCTAATGATGGAATTTTAAAAGTATATTTCTAGGAGGAAATAAAATGGATCTAAGTTTTTTAAACGCAGAACTACTTAATAATGTAAGCTGGGAAGATGGTTTAATTTATATTGGACTCGGACTGGCTGTTTACGCAATAATCAGATTAATTAACAAATACACACGATAGGAAATAACGATGGCAAAGAAGCAACTTAAACTAACTGACGAAAGAACTTTCTTCAAACCTTTTAACTACCCATGGGCATATGAAGCATGGTTGAAACATGAACAATCACATTGGCTTCATACTGAAGTGCCTATGATTGAAGATGTTAAAGATTGGAAAACAAAGATTACTGCTGAGCAGAAATACTTTTTAACTAATATCTTTAGATTCTTTACTCAGGGAGACATCGATGTTGCTGGTGGTTATGTAAATAACTACTTGCCATATTTTCCACAACCTGAAATTAGAATGATGTTAAGTGGGTTTGCAGCAAGGGAAGCATTACACATTGCTGCATACTCACACTTGATTGAAACTTTGGGCATGCCTGAAAATACATATCAAGAGTTTGCTGAATATCAAGAGATGTCAGACAAACACGAATACTTTATAAAGCTATCAGAATCTAATGGAAACAAAAGATCGGTAGCTACAAACATTGCTGCATTCTCAGCTTTCACTGAGGGTATGCAGTTGTTCTCATCTTTCATCATGCTCTTGAACTTCCCAAGACATGGTCTTATGAAAGGTATGGGTCAAATCGTGACTTGGTCAATCGTTGATGAAACTCAACATGCTGAGAATATGATTAAACTTTTTAGAACTTATGTTGAAGAAAACCAGTCTATCTGGAATGATAAAACCAAATCTGAGATTTATACTATCGCTACTAAGATGACTGAACTAGAAGATAAATTTATTGACTTATCATTCGCTATGGGTGAGATGCCTGACCTTACAGCTGAAGATGTTAAAAAATATATTAGATATATCTGCGATCGTAGATTGATTAGTCTAGGATTGAAAGGTATCTGGAAAGTAAAAACTAATCCACTCCCATGGGTTGAAGAGATGATTAATGCTCCGACTCACGGAAACTTCTTTGAAAATAGAGTCACTGATTATGCTAAAGGTGCAATCACTGGTGACTGGCAAGAAGTATGGGGTGTTGGTGCTGCCTAAATATGAATAAGAAATTTAATTTTGAATGTGCTTCTTGTGGTGCTGAATACACCATCTCCTTTGAGGAAGATGAAGATAATTTCATGGGGCAAGATATAATCTGTTGCCCATTCTGTGGAGATGATTGTGAAAGACCTGAACAAGAGGAGGATTTAGATAAGGATCCAATATAATGAAAAAAATCGTTGTTCAAATAATATCTCTTGACATAGCTCCTGACGAAGTTAGAGAGTACTGTGATGAGAGTTTAGAAGAGTTTGATGTTGATACTTACCATGTTATCAAAAAGTTTGGTCCTGCACTGGCTCAGATGGGTGTCCAACAAAACCATGAAAAGAAACTATTCTTAACCCAAACTGAGAATGATTTTTGTATTCCCCACCCTGTACATTCTACACCTCTTAGAGATTTCCATACACTTGTAGATGCAGTAAATAAAGAAGATATAGATTTGGTTCTTTTAGCTGGTAAAGAATCCACATATGTAGATGATACTATGTATGAAACCAACGAAGGTTTGGCAAGGGCAGTCTTGGAAGAATACTGTGTAAACCACCCTGAGTCTGCAAGAATGTATAAGTATCCTGTTGAGTATATTCAAAATATCATGTTATCTTCTGCACCATACATAGCACAATATGTACCTTATGTTAATGAACAAGGTGCATTTAATAACATCATAGGATACTCTAGAAAGTTTGCCGAACTATTTGACTTTAGAGAAGATATAAATCCTAACGAAATTATAAACTGTCATGACGCACTTATGTGTGCTCATCGTAATAACTTAACTGTAAGATATCTAAAATCTCAAAACTTTAGAGAGAAGTATTACTCTATGTCAGACATGATTTATCCTAGTTTGTGGGAACAACAAAACGATGCATGGAGAGATAGCATGCGTAAAGCCATTCCTAAATTTTCAAAAAATATCCTAAAACGCAAAATCACATTCCTAGAATAACCTAAATATAATACAATGACTTGGTTATACGAAGGGAAACCCTTCCATTCATGTGAAGGTTATTATGGTTTCATTTATGAGATCACCTGTAAAAAGACAGGTCGGTCTTACATTGGTCGCAAGTATTTTACAAAAGCGAAAACTCTACAGCCACTAAAAGGCAGAGTCAATAAACGACGAAGTAGAGTTGAGAGTGATTGGCAAAATTATTGGGGATCATCAACAATCCTAACTGAAGATGTACTACGACAAGGCGAGCAGAACTTTCGCAGAGAGATTCTTCGTCTTTGTAAAACTCGTGGGGAAGTAAATTACTGGGAAGTTAAAATAATGTTTGAAAAAGATGTGTTGAGTGCTAAACTTCCTAATGGTGATTACAGATATTATAACGAGAATATTATGATGAAATTTACTAGATCTAATATAGGAGGATAATATATGTGGAATCTAACAGATATTAAAGAATGGATAGTCGATACTAAGGACACGATTGTGTTCGGTTATAAAAATATGGACTATAAGAAAAAAATTATGGCAGTTGTATTGATTGCAATTGGCATAGGGATTATATTATTATAATTCAAAGTGGGGACTTCGGTCCCCACTACAAAGGAGGACAATTATGTTCATGAAGATATTAATGTTGGGGACAGCATTAACTATTTCAGCTATCGCTGCATACTACTCAATTATTGGGTTGGCAACTATATTTGCTGCAGCAGTGATACCAGTAATAGTAATGGGGTCTGCCATGGAAGTAGGAAAGCTGGTCACAGTAGTCTATCTACATAGATACTGGGATGAATGTAAGATCCTGCTCAAATCATATTTAATGTTCGCAGTGTTTTTCCTTATGTTTATTACAAGTATGGGGATCTTTGGTTTTTTATCAAAGGCACATATTGAGCAAACTGCTTTATCAGAAGAGCAGATAGCACTCGCCGAAAGTATAGACGATAAACTTGTTCGTTCACAAGTTAAAATCGACAGGTGGGATAGCGAAATAGATAGGTTGCTAAAACCTAATAATGAACGAGTTGATGTACAAATAGGAAACGAACAAGAAACACTTAATGGTATATACGATCGTATAGCTGATGAAAAGAAAGCAGTAAACGATGCGTATAATCAAAAACTAAAAACAATTAATGAAACTATTACTGGCTTCGGATCTAATGCTAGAAAGCAAGAAGAAGTAGATAAAGCCAATACTCAACTACAAAAAGAACTTACTGATATTGATAACAAGTATGCTAGTCAGATAAAAGACTTGACTGATGTTATTAAATCATATCGTGTACAGTCAGAACAAAAGACTGATGATATTGATGGTAAGATTGCTATACTTGAAGCAAATGTAGAAAAAGAACAAGTAATAGTTGATGGACTAATAGAAGAAAAAATGGTTTATGAAAAAGAGTTTCGTAAACTTGAAGCTGAAGTTGGTCCAGTTAAATATATTGCAGAGTTAGTTTATGGGGAAGCTGATAAATCGGTACTCGAAGATGCTGTAAGATGGGTAATCATTATTCTATGTATTGTATTTGACCCACTTGCTGTGGCTTTACTTATCGCTTGGAATGGTATGATTGACCAACCAAGACGAAAAAAGATACCTGAGAATATACTCAATGTCAGTGATGATGCGAAATACTATTGGAAAAAAATACAACAGGATAGAGAGAAAGATCTAGAGACTCTAAGTAAACAGTTTGATACACCATCTGTGGTTAAGAAACCTGTGGCACCTGTTGAAAAGCCAAAAGAAGTAGATCCAGACAACGAACCATACAACCCTGACGCATATGAATTAAGATCTGATATTAAGGAAATTATAGCTAAGAAAGATAGCGAAAAACCTAAATAGTCATCGTAGGGTGAACTTTTCGTAATGATGTGTTTAACATATTACAGGTGCACTAAAAGATGGCAAAAAAAGATTTTGATTTAGATGGCGATGGAGTCACTTCGAAAGAAGAGATTGAAGCTGCAAAATTACTCAAAGAAGCAGAAGCTGCTGAAGAAAAAGCAGATACGCAGAAAGCTATGGCATGGGTAGCAATGATATCCATGCTTGGCTTCACATTCTTTTTATTCCTTCCCTTTATGTCCAACGAACGAGTAGAAGCACTCGGCGATTTGCTTGGTCTATTTTACATAGCACAAGCTGGTGTAGTTGGAGCATACATGGGAATGTCTGCTTACATGAGTAGAAAATAAAATAATTATGGATGATATATTTTTATTAGTCGGCGAGTTGGGTCTTCCCATCGCAGGATGTATCCTGCTTGGTGGGTTTATCTACATCATTTTAAAATACATTCTTGCAGGAGTGACTGACCAAGTTTCTACCATGCACGGAATAATTACAATGCTCGATAATCGTATCAAAAACATGAACAATGATATGATTAAACTTGACTTATTAATCTCACATTCATTAGATTTAAAACCTGACGAGGAAAGAATATCTCGTGCAGATGGTAAGGAGGATGCTCGTCGTGATTGAGCCAAAGAATAAAGGGATACCACTAAGCAAGTATAAAACAAAATACACATATACTGGTGCTGATGTGGTTATCGCATCTTGTATATCATTCTTTATAGCATTCCTTCTAGGAGCAATGCTGTGATAGAAATTATACAGGAGTATGGCTTTCCTGTGGTAGCTGTTATAGGAATGGGATGGTTTATCTGGTTTATCTATAACTACATCACAGAAGAAATAGATGGTAAACTAGCAGAAGCAAATACAGTATTGATTGCTCTGATAGATAGGATTCGTATGTTAGATAACGATATCATACGATTGAAAAGTAAAGTCAACACAGTCATAGAATTAAAAGAGAATGCTGAAAAAAAAGACTCAAAAGAGGAAGAAAATGCTAAATAATTATATGAGATTTCTAGTTCTTTTGCTGTTGCCAACCATGGCAATGGCTGACCAATTATCATTTGAGTTTGGTAATCCTGCCTTTTCTAAGCAAGGTTATAGCTCTCATGTCTTGAGTGTTGAACAATTATCATACTCAAGGAAACAAGATGTGATAGAAGACGCAAAGAGTGAAGCTGCAAGAGCAGAAAGAGATGCAGAAAACACTACAGTTGCGAAGTTTATTAAGAATGTAGAATCTAGAATTTATGCTAACTTGTCGAAGCAGTTAGTTGATAACATGTTCGGTGAAAGTTGTGATAGTACAACTACGAACTGTCCGACGAGTGGTACTTCAGAAGTTGAGGGTGCTACTATTTACTGGGTTAAAGATACAACCACGGAGATAATCACTCTCACTATTACAGACGAGAATGGTTCTGTGACAAGCATGAGTGTACCTATCGGCGATTTTGTATTTTAAAAGGAGTTGCCCAGTGCAAAAATTATGTAGGAGTATAGTATTATTGTCTCTGCTTTTTGTAGTAGGATGTGCGACACCTCTGAAGTATAATGAATACAAAGAGATGGGTCCATTCCATCATGGTACTCCGACGAGTAAATTATTAAAAGATTTACCACCATTAGATAATGATATAATGACCATAGCAGTTTATAACTTTATGGATAAAACTGGTCAGAGAAAACCAAGTGCCAAGTTTTCTCAACTATCAACTGCTGTGACGCAAGGACCAGAGGTGTGGGTAATACAAGCACTAAAAGAAGCTGGTAATGGCACATGGTTTAAAGTTGTAGAACGAGGTGGTTTAGAAAACCTCGTCAAAGAAAGGCAACTGATACGATCTACTAGAGAATCGTATGAGGGTGCTGAAGCAAATAAGAATTCTTTGAAACCTTTATTATTTGCTGGATTGATATTAGAGGGTGGGATTGTATCCTATGACACTAATATTGATACAGGTGGTTTCGGAGTAAGGTACTTTGGTATCGGTGCATCGGAAGAGTACCGAGTTGACCAAGTCACTGTCTCAATGAGAGTTGTAGCAGTACAAACAGGAGAAGTAATCCTAGCTGTAAATGGTACAAAAACTATCGCATCTCATAAGACAGGAGTTGATGCTTTTAGGTTTATAGATATGGGAACAAGAGCGATAGAGGTTGAAAGTGGGGTGAGTGCGAACGAACCTGTTAATTATGCTATAAGATCTGCAGTTGAATACTGTATTATAGAAATAATAAAACAGGGCGAGCAAAAGTCACTCTGGAAATTTAAGGAGAAAGAAACAGATGAAGGAATACATTAAAAAAACTTTGTTATGTATTGTCCCTTTACTATTTGCTGGTAATTTTCTTCTGGCTAACGATGTCTATGTCACACAAAGTGGTGATTCACTTGACTTAGATATTACTCAAGATGGTCAGAATAACACTATCGGTAATTCTACTACTGCTTCCAGTTCGACAGGTGCCACCACTACTTTGGATATTGACCAAGTCGGTAATAGTAATGTGATTACTTATCAGATTAATGGTGCTACTTATACTGGCACAATTAATTTGGCTGGTAATTCAAACAATGTTGATTTGAACTGTGATAGCACAGGTAATAATAGTTCTTGTGGAACTGTTAATGCTGTAGTTAATTTTACAGGTAATTCAAACGACATCGACTTAGATATTGGTCAAACTGCAGCAGCAGGTAATGCTGATGTGGATATAGTAGGTCAAAGTGGGTCCGACAGTAATGTCGTGGCTGCCACTATCGATGGTACAAGTGCCATCTTGACTATTACTGTGAATGGTGACACTAACAACTGGTTGATAGATGTAGATGGTAATGGTGATGTCAATGGACATACTTTGATACATACGCATACTGGTGGTATCGCTGATGTAGATATAACTCAGTCTGGTATTAATGACCAAATGATAACCCTGACAACTTCGGGAGATAATCATGACATCGATATCAGTCAAACTGACTAATTTATTTACAGAAGATCCAAGCATTATGCTGTTTTTGATGATAACTTTTTAATATGTCTAGGTTTGTAATTATATTTCTGGTGCTGGCTATGACACAATTAAGTCATGCCAGCATCGGCAATGTAGAAATTCATGAAGGAAATGGTGTCATTGAGCGAAAAGCCAATGGCGAAGAAGTAAGTACCAAAGAAGATTTAGATGTCTTCAGTTATGATACTGTGAAAACAGGTAAAGGTAAAACTTCTATTGACTTCGTAGATGATACAAGAGTAGATGTCACAGAACATTCTAAACTAATCATCGATGAGTTTGTTTACGATCCTAATACTAAAAAAGGGAAGTTGTCCTTAAAAGCAAGTTTAGGAACCATAAGGTATGCTAGTGGACAGATTGCCAAGAATAGCAGGCAAGATGTAAACATTACAACTCCTACAGCAACTATCGCTGTAAGGGGAACGGACTTTAGTATGACAGTAGATGAGATAGGATCCTCTACTATCATATTATTACCAAGTTGCGATGCTACTGGTGCTTGCTTTGTAGGTGAGATATCAGTAGAGTCAGATGTAGGTCAAGTAATACTTAACCAAGCATTTCAAGCAACAGTGGTCGGTACTGTGTCTTCACAACCCATGAAGCCAGTCCTCTTAGATTTAGAGGAAGATATGATAGGAAACTTACTTATTATATCAAAGCCACGAGAGATAGAAGAAGAGCAAGAGCGAAGTGAATATAATAAAGTAGCAAATGCTCTTGACATAGATTTTTTAGAGTTTGAGGATCTAGAGGTAGATTACTTAGAGGAAGAAGAAGACCAGTGGGTGACTGGATTAGATATAGATTTTTTAGAACAAAACTTTTTGGTCGATATCTTAAAACAAATTAATGAACAACTTGCTTTACAGATGAGAAGTGAGTTTGATAAAAAGAGAACTACAGGTGATGTAAAGTTAGGGAAAGATCCTGAGACTGGAGTAATAATTTTAGATGAAGATCCGAACTGGGTATATTCTAGAGAGGGAGCAGGAAACTTTTTTGAACTTAGATTAGATAAAGAATATGGTTATGTAATTTCATTCACACAGAATGATTTTTCAGTATTCGATTACGAACTAGGAGGAAACAATAATGTCATCAATATTCTACAGAATCAGTAGCATCATAGTTATTGCCTGGATGTTCTTGTTTGCTTCTGAAGCATTCGGTAGTGAAATTTATATCAACCAATCAGGAAATAATTTTACACTAGATGTAATTCAAGATGGTACTGGTAATAATATAATCAGAGGATATCATAATCAAACTGCTAGTATCTCTGGTAATAATAACTCCCTAAAGATTACACAAAAACAAACTGTTTCAACTTCTACCTTTTCAACAGCACATGTAGATATAGATGGTGATAGTAATGATATATTCATGGGATTCGGAGTAGGCACATACTCAAACGATTACACAAATTATACAGCATATGATGGTCAAGAAGCTGGCAATCATAATCAAAAGTTATATCTACAAGGAGATAATAACGACATCTATATGAGTCAAAGAAATGGCTCACCCAATCAAGCATACAGTGCTCACTCAATAGATTTAAAAATATATAGTGACTATAATGATGTTGGTATATTCCAAGGTCACGATGGGTCAAAAACTTTAGACCTAACTATTAATAATGACTATAACGATGTAGATATTAGACAACAAGGATATAATTCTGGACACAGTGCAACTATAACACTAGATGGTAATTATCCAACTACTTTGTTTCTCAACCAGAATAATGGATATAGCAATAGTTCTTATTCATTAAATCAATTTTGTAATACTTCTGGTGGGTGTAGTTTAACAGTAAACGACTAATGAATGAATTAGAAAAATTAATAGAAAGCATAAAAGACTTCAAAGAGATTGAAGACTTAATAAAAGCTAAAGTCTATACAGATAAACTAATTAACGAACTACAAGCAAAAGTAAACGACTAAATAATACTGTGGCTTATTCTAAAGAAGTCGTAGAAAGATTTGAAAGTGTTCTACGCAACCCAGCAAAACATTCGGTTGGTAAATTCAATCCGAAGGATGCTGATATAGCCACAGGTATGGTAGGAGCTCCATCATGTGGTGATGTAATGAAACTCCAACTAAAACTTGACCAAGCTAACGATCCTGATAAAGCCAAGATATTAGATGTTAAGTTTAAAACTTATGGGTGTGGCTCTGCTATCGCATCCTCTACTATGTTCGTTGAAATGCTTACAGGTAAAACTATAGAAGAAGCAAAAAATATAACCAACGATGAAATAGCTGAAGCATTGGATTTACCACCAATTAAAATACATTGTTCAGTACTAGCAGAAGAAGGAATTAAAAAGGCGATACAAGATTGGTATGATAAAAAAAGTTCTAACACACTGGACGAGTAGTTTATTCACACTTGCCATTCTGGCAATCATAGGATTCTCAAATCCTAACTTCAAAGAAATAATTAAATTAAAGTCTTTTGACTTTTTACTTGCATCTGAAGAGCAAAGTTTTTCAGAAGAGATAGTAATAGTTGAGATAGACGAAGCCACCATAGATAAGTATGGGCAGTATCCTTTCAGTCGTACTCAGTATGCTTTTCTTATAGAAAAGTTAAGAGAAGCTGGAGCAGGTGTAATAGTATTCCCTATATTATTCTCAGAAGAAGATAGAGAGGATGGCGACTGGGTATTTAAAGAAGCATTAAAAGCAGGAACTGTTATAGCACAGTTAGGAACTAATGATATTAATAAGAATGGTGTGCCTAGAGGTGTTGCTAAAATAGGAGACCCATTACCATACTTGTTTGAGTGGGGTGGGATGCTTGGTCCAATACCAGAGCTTGGTCAGTCAGCGAATGGTGTAGGTGTAGTTAATACTGCTCCCGAAATAGATGGTGTGGTTCGTAGAGTTCCTTTACTTATGAGGATAGGTGAAGATGTATATCCTAGCATAGCCATAGAAGTTATTAGAGTTGCAGTAGGCGATCCATCTTATCAGGTAAAAGCAGGTGAGGGTGGCATACAAGCTATGAGAGTCCCAGGATTTGCTACTATACAAACTGATGCGAATGCTAGAATATGGTTGCGTCATGATAAAATATATCCGACCATATCTATGGTAGATGAAATAGATGACTTCGTATTCGGTAAAACTGTAATCGTATCGCCAACTGCTGCTGGTATATCAAATATCATAGCAACTCCTAGAGGAGAACAATACTCACATTATATTACTGCTTCAACCTTACAAACAGTTTTATCAGATGGACAAATAACTCGAGTTGATTATCTACCATTACTTGAAATGGTTTCAGTAATATTGTTTGCACTTATAACTATTATCGCTGTTAGATTTTTACCATATGCTTGGCTCGCATTATACTTGGGTGTGGTAATATCTGCTGCAATCGCAAAAGCATACTTCGCATTTACTTGGTATGGTTGGTTAATAGATGTATCTTGGTTTATTATAACAATTATTATAATAGGATTCCACGCAACCTTTACTAGATTTATCCTAGAGTTTAATTTAAAACAACAAATAAGAAAACAGTTTGAGAGATATCTAGATCCTAGACAAGTTGCTATCCTACAAAAAGATCCTAGTAAATTAAAACTAGGTGGCGAGAAAAGAGAGATGAGTTTCTTGTTTATGGACATAGTTGGCTTTACACCTATATCTGAGTATTTTAAAAACAAAGACGACCCAGAAGGATTAGTAGAATTAATTAATGATTACTTAAATAGAATGACTAAGATCGTCTTGGCTAATGGTGGTTGTGTAGATAAATACATGGGCGATTGTATTATGGCTTTCTGGAATGCTCCACTTGATTGCGATAATCACGCAGAGTTGGCAGTCAAGACAAGTATTGAATGTGCCAAAGAAACTGAAAAGCTGAAGAAAGAATATAAAGAAGCAGGATTACCTGAGATTAATATTGGCTCAGGTGTAAACACTGGTACATGTATCGTGGGTAATATGGGAAGTGAAATGAGGTTTGACTATTCTGTTATCGGAGATGCTGTAAACCTTGCTGCCAGACTAGAAGCACAAACTAGAAACTATCCAAACTGTCATACACTTTACTCTCAATATACCAAAGATTGCCTAAATAGTATTGAGTCCATTGAATTAGATAAAATCAAAGTCAAGGGCAAAGAAGAATTAATAACAATATATGAACCCAAATGATGCCTGATATTTTCATAAACACTGTATGGTACATTGTACTTACTGCATTTACTGCCAGTGGTGAAACTTTACATTCCAACTGGAGCATACCATTCGAGAATCCAAACATTTGTGGTTATTATCTAAAGAACATGGATACTGATGCAGAGTCCTTACCATTCAAAAAAGATGAGATGGGCAACTATGTTATCTATCATGGAGAGAAGGTTTATGAGGTAGAGTTCTGGTCACACTCCTGTGTACAGTTTTACTATGATGAAAAGGCAGAAAAGTTCCTACAAGTCCCAAATAGTATCTAAAACCCTTAAAAACAGGGTAAAATCAAGCCATATCAAATAACAGCCTATTTTAAGGACCACTGAGAGTATCGGATATCAGGGGGATATAATACCATTACCCCATGCCTTTTTGCGTCTCAGTGAGGATATATGGAGTCCGTTTTTCACAAACTATGGCTTTTTTTCCTTATTTTAGACTATTTTACGATTTTTCTTTACTTTTAAGTTTTTTTAGGGTAGAATGATAATACTGTGAAAGTCACAGGTAATTAACCATAGAAATATCTAAGGAGGATATATGGCTAATCGTAAAATGACGCAGGAAGCGAAGTTGCTTCGTGCTTTACAAAATGGCAGTGAGTTTACTGCTAATCAAATCGTGTCTAGATTCGGTATTAAGAATCCATATGCGGTTGTGCAAAACCTTAAATTGAAAGGTTATGCAATCTATCTGAACAAAAGAACTAATTCTGTTGGTCAGACCTATATGAAGTATCGTCTTGGTACTCCAACTAGGGCAGTTGTTGCTGCTGGATACAGAGCACTCATTGGTGCGTAATCATTTCGTCCTGATATGATTATAAAGGGGAGTCGGTCATCAGTACCACTCCCCTTTACTTTTAAGTTTTTTTGTAATAGAATATAAATATGGCGATATTTTTGACCCAGTATGATGTAAAGCTGAGTGATGGCACTAGAAAGAGTTTCGCAGGTCCTGACATTGATTGTTTGGACTTAGATGAAGCTAAAGACATTGCCAAGGACATGAGTCCTACACTATATGTTTGCGGAGAGTGGGTAGAAAATGTTATGCCTTACCGAAACCAATAATGAGGACGATATGACTGATGATTATGATGACAGAAAGTTTGATGATGCATTGATTACTCAGTGGAGAAACCAGTTGAGTGATGCTATATGTACTGTCAAATTTACTAAAGCTGACGACTCCGAAAGGGAAATGAAATGTACTACTAATATAAGGTACATCCCTGAAGAGAAAATGCCTAAGAGTAGTGATGAAGGAAATAATGACCGAAAGTTGTTTATTGTTTTTGATACTGAAAAGGGTGAGTGGAGATCTTTCAGGTTTGAAAGAGTTTTAACTTTTATGTATCCAGGCAACGCACCTTCTAACTATCCACCATCAACTAGAGTGTTCCCATGATTTTAATTGATTATAGTCAAGTCGCAATCTCTAATATCATGTCTTTCAAACAAGACCTGATACAAGCTGAGATGTCTGGCGACAGTAAAGGTGCTGAAGATATTATTCGCCACTGTATTTTATCAAGTCTTAAGATGTATAAGAAAAGATTCGGTAAAGAGTATGGCGACCTTGTCGTATGTTGTGACAGCTATAATTACTGGAGAAAAGATTATCATCCCTTCTATAAATCCAAACGAGCAGGGTCTCGTGAAGAAGATGATATGCCTTGGGATGTTCTATTTACCATAATGAGTAATGTAAGAGATGAGATTGCTGAGCACTCTCCTTACAAAGTTATGCGTGTCGAAAGATGTGAAGCTGATGATGTTATAGGTGTATTATGTGAACACACCAATGAGTTTGGTAATCACGAACCTGTAATGATTGTTTCAAGTGATAAAGATTTTAAACAGCTTCAAAAATTTGACAATGTAAAACAGTTCTCTCCTATGCAGAAGAAGTTTGTCACTTTTGCTAAAGGAGAAACTGTTAAAGAGTTTACTACTATGCACATCGTAAAAGGTGATACTGGCGATGGTGTACCAAATATATTTTCCCCTGATGATATATTTCATCAGGATGGTGTAAGGCAGAAACCTGTCACCAAGAAAATACTCGAGGAGTTTTATACCTATGGCAGAGATGCTTGTAAAACTGACCAAGAAAGAGAACGATGGGATCGTAATGAAACCTGTATATCCTTATCGCATATACCAGAAGAATATAAAAAAGCGATCTCAGATGAATACCTAAATAATAAAGCGAATGGCGATAAGATGTCACTGTATAATTACTTGATGGAGAATCGCTGTAATTTATTATTAGAAGAAATAGAGGATTTTTAATATGGCTGTGAAGTATATCGATAAGATTCTTCAGGATATAAATGACACTGGAGATGTTGAAAAATATAAAGATGATGCACTAGTAAAAATTATTTTTGAAAACGCATTTAATCCTGCTAACAAGTGGATATTGCCAGAGGGCAACCCTCCTTATAAGCCAAGCGAGGAAGACGATATGGCACCCACTAATATGTATCTTGAAGCAAGACGAATAGGATATATTTTCAAGCGAGAAGATCTTACTCCTGTAAAAAGAGAAGGTTTATTTATTGAGATGCTTGAAAGTGTATCACATGCAGAAGCAAAGATTCTTTTAGCTATCAAAGACCAAAGGCTGGATAAGATCTATCCCAAGATTACTCCAGAACTTGCCAGCAAGGTAGCTGATATTGATACAAAAGAAGCTGATAAGATGATTGCTGAAGCAAAGATTGCTGAAGAGAAAGCTAAAAAACCACACCAGAGTAAAACGCAAAAGCGAGATTCGTCTGGTAAATTTACTAAGAAGGCAAAGTAATGACAAAACCACTAGAAGAAAGATTGGTGACTCTAAAAGATCTAGAGAATAATATTGAGTATGCTGGTGAAGTTCGTGTATGTACTGAAGATAGATTAGTTGTAGCATATAGAGATGCAACTACTGCTGAAAAGAAAGAGGTACAGTTTGATGTATATGATGTTCTAAATGACAAATGGTCTAGAGAAGATTGGGAGTGTACTTACCCAAACATAAATAAACTAAACGCAACTGATGTCACTGTTCGAGTAAATAATCATAGATGAAAATAGCTGTCGTTATGGGAGTGGCGAATAATCGCTCCATCGCATGGGGTATCGCCAACAAGTTGATAGATGAAGGATACACTTGTGTCTTTACCTATCCAAACGATTCCATAAAAAAGAAAATTACTAGACTATCACCTATGGCTCATGTCATCAAGTGTGATGTATCCGATCCTATGGAAGTTAGAAATGCTTTCATACAAATTAAACAACACTATCCTAAGATAGATTATGTTGTTCACGCAATGAGTATGACAGACTTTCGTGAGTTAGATGGTAAGATGAAGGATATAAGTAGAGAAAACTTTTTAGAAAGTTTAAATGTTGGTTGCTACTCACTGATTGATATAGTAAGAAACAGTTTACCTATGATGAATAAAGGTGGTGCATATTTGACACTTAGTTATGATGGCTCTCGTAGAGTTTACGACAACTATAATGTAATGGGTCTAGTAAAAGCTAGTTTAGAAAGTGCTACTAGATACTTGGCTAGAGACTGTGCCGAAGTTGGTGTACGAATAAATTGTATATCGGCAGGAGTAATTAAAACATCAAGTGCTATGGCAGTAAAAGGTAGCAAGGGTATGTTAAAATGGGCAGAGGGAGTGAACCCAATGAAAAGAAATATCACTCTAGAAGATATAGCAGGGAGTGCTTATTACTTCCTATCTGATTTATCATCAGGTGTGACAGGTGAAACACACTATGTAGATTGCGGATATAATATAATTGGAGCACCGAGTATAGATGACATCTAAAGTAATTAATCGCAAGTTTGCGACAATGGACAATAAGAAAATTAAAATGCAACTCAATGGGTTTGTATTGAATACTCATATCGACCATGTTGATGAACTATTTGACGAAGGGATTGTAAGATACTTTGTTAATCATGTACTATATCAACTTGATGTACAAAGACAGATACACTTCGAAGAACAACTAAAAAATCCTGATAACCGACCTATCCCAGATGGGCATGCTAACCAAGCAAGTATTGAAGAGCATAAAGTATATTGTGAAGTGGTATTGCAAGATCCTTCTAAACCTGATTGGTGGGAAGCTGATACTCGAGGAATCGCTTGGACTGTACATGAAGCTGGTCAAATGAACTTAAAAGACATAGACAACATCAGGTATGATATATATAGTATAGAGGACAAAAAAAATGATTAAAAGATACAATAGGACTGAAAGATCTGAACTAATTGTAGAATCTGTAATTAAAAAATATGATGGTGAGATTGCTGAAGCAAATGCAAACTTACAGATTTATATTTCTAATTCAGTAGGTATCGGTGAACACGCAGAAGTGATAGCTGAAATCGATAAACTATTAGAGAAGATTGCATCTGCCGAAGAAAAAAAAGCAATGATAAAGAAATATACAGCATGACACCAAGAGCATCGATTATAGGACATGGTATTGATATGGTTCTCGAGTCTCGTTTTGAGAGACGAAGAGAGAAGTGGTCAGAAACTATCCTGTCCCCAAAAGAGAAAGAGATTTATAATGGACTGCTAGATAGGCAGAAGTGTAATTATCTAGCAAAGGTATGGGTGTTAAAAGAAGCATTTGTGAAAGCAAGGCAACACCCAATCGTTGGTATGAAAGAAGCTAGAATGTTTTCTTATATCTCACCGAACTTAGTACCGAGTAAAGAGATAGCAGAAAAATTAAAAGGAGTAAACATACATTGTTCGCTGTCGGATTTCAAGGGTTGCGTAATTGGCTCAGTAATTTTAGAGAAAGCCATCTAACAACCTATAAAATTAATTTTCGTATCAGGTATTGGTGGTGGACCCAGCTTTGCCTGTTAGGAATAATTGTATTTGGTCGCTGGGACTTGATACCCTATGTTCTCGCATGGTGGTTTTTTGGAGCGATGGCTATAACAATATATGCTCATAGAGGATTATCACATAATAGTATAACAGTAAAATGGAAATGGCTCGAACACTTATTCTGCTCTCTTTGTATAGTAAGCAACATCGGAAGTCCACTCGCTTGGGCAGTAATACACCGAATGCATCACGCATATCTAGACGAGGAGAGAGATCCACACAGTCCACATCAAATTGGTTTCTTAAGATCCTTAACCCATAGATGGGATGTACCTTTTGAAAATGTGCCACTAAGATTTACAAGAGGATTACTTAGAAACGAAACTGCTAGATGGTATCATGATAATAGTTTTAAATCTATGTGTATTACTATCTTTGGTGCATACTTACTAATGTTATTATGGGGTATTATTGTAGAGACTTATACAAATGGAATATTCGTAATGCTTCCAGAACTATGGTATTATCTGACTAACTTCTATTGGTACGATGGTCCATATCTTTATATTCAAGAGTGGGGACTTAACTTTGCATGGGCAGCATTTGCTGGAGCAGGTCTTGGGCAATGGTCTATGGGTATTACTAACGCATGGCAACATAGTGATAAACGAGGTAAACAATACATTCGTAATGTTCCATGGTATCTAAGTTTTATAAACTGGGGAGAAGGCAGTCATGATTATCATCATACAAACCCTAGAGATTACAGTTTCGGAAAAGGATTAAACGATCCTACACAATATTTTATACTTTTTTTGGAAAAGATTGGAGCAGTGAGTATAAATAGAAATATATAATGTTCCAGTTTACGAAGTGGATGATGGTACACAGAAGAGAGAGCAAGCAAGTACCCCAATCATCTGAGTTGGTATCTTTCGGTACTAAACTCCCCAATCCGATGGGTCACTTCGATGCAGTTTTGGTAGTTTCTGCTCAACAAAAAACTACCACTTGATTGTAAACTTCCAACTTGAAAGGAAATATGATGGAAGATATGGTTTTGGAAATGAATACTGATTTGGTTGATTATATTATTACCCTTACATTCTCATTTCTATTTTTTGTAGTAGGTTGGGCAATGCCACGAGGTAATGCCCTGAAAAAAATTCAAGGTAAAATCTTTAAAAGGATTTACAACTGGACAGGTGTGTTTATGGTGAAGCTACATAACTTCTTTGCGGATAGTGAGTTTCATCTAGAGCATGTCTGGCAGGATACTAAGGACTATGTCAGAAAGAAATATGGCTATAAGAAAAAATAATGTTTAGACCACCTTATCATGTAGAGTTAAAAGATGTACCATTTCCTTTATCTAAGAAGGAACTGGAGAAACAGATTGCACGATACGATAAGGAGCATGGTGATTGGGCAAAGCGAAAAGAAGAAACTATACCTGAGATATGGCATACTGATAAAACATCAGCAGCATATGGTGCGTATGGTTTTGTAGCAAATCTTTGGATAAATCATGAAAGATTTACACCTGAGTTTCAGCTATGGTTAGATAAACATTTAATAAAGCCAGCACTGGTCGGAACTATATTCGTTTCCCCACCTGGATATTCACTGCGTCCACACATAGACCATACTGATTATAGTCATAGATATTATTGGCGACTTAACTTTCCTGTTGGTTTAGAAGACAACGAAGATAAGTGTATGACTTTCTGGGATCCTCGTGATTGTGTAATGGAAAGACGAAATAAAATTAACCACCCAAAGATGCCACATACAAACTCAATGAGTTTGATTGAGTTTGATGATGCTACACGACCAAAGGTTAAAAAACATTTTGATACACAACTAGGTGCATGTTCAATTGTATGTGTAGGTGGACCTGACTGTGCTCATAGTATGATATATGATGGCGAAAAAGAATCCTACACTATTTCTATAGCAATTGTAGATAAATTAACTAATCATAATTTTGAAAAATGGGAAGCTATAGAAAAAAGATTAGGGCAATATTTTGTAAAAGAAGATAAACCATCTCCCATAAAAGCATGGGTGAAAGAGGATGGAGAATTTGGATGGAGTAGAGATGTTACATGAACCATATTACATGTCTTTGAAAGACACACTCGAACGACCTATTACTAATGAAGACTTACATGAGATATTAACACCACTAAGAGAGAATCTTAATCGTGGCAATATATGTGTTAGGAATAGTTATTTTCGTATTGAAATGATGAAGCAGTGGAGGGACATGATGCTTATGCCTTATGGTTGTAGTATCTTTCGTGCCTTACCACATTATAGAATGTCACCACATGTTGATAGTCCGAGTCGTCCTAACTGGGGCAGAGTGACTTGGGCATATGAAGAAGTAAGTCCTGGCATATATGAACCATGGCAACCAGATGAAAACGAGTCATCTATTATGACTTACTGGGATGCTAGTGAAGCAGAGGAATGGACTTCTGATATGTGTAATGTATCAGGCGATCCTGATAGAGATCTAACTTATGTAATCCCTAGAGAAAAAAGATTGCCAGGATGGGGAACTGGGTTGAAAGAAGAACTAAGTTTTCAAATGTCATATCCTGGATTAATTAATGTAGGACAACCACATTCAGTATGGCATACTTCTGACAAACCTCGTATCGCTATATCTATTGAGTTTATGAATAGGAAAGGTGAGTTTGAAGGATTTGACAAACTGGCTAAAACCTTACAAAGATTTGGTTATGCTGATTTAGAAAGGGATGACCGAACTAAAAAATATGGCAGTAGAATGACGAATAGATTTACTTGCCTATATAATAAAGAGACAAATGAAGATGTTCCTGAAACTGTTTTTGATGAGAAAGCACTCAAAGAAAAAATAGAAAAACATCTAGGTAGTAATGCTGCTGGTATGTCTTGGGAAGAAGCTGAAGAAGTTTATCTCAAGGAGAGATTACTCGAGAAGGGTGCACCTCCTGGGAAAATGTTAGAAGCACAAGGTCTAGATTATGACCAGTTCTTAGAAAAGAAAGGTGTCGGATTTAGATATGTTATAGGCAATGTTATGCAGAGCCTAGTGAACATCGAGGATGAATATAGGGCAAAATACCCTAACAAATAAATGGAGTAGATTATGAAACCTGTACATGTAGTTGGCTATGGTATGTCCGATGCTCTCGGCATAAACCCCACCGAATGTTATCAAAAGATGCTAGATCCTAACGATTACTCTCGTGAGATCCCTGGCATGAAAAAACAATGCGAAGAGATATTTCACTTAATCATACATCGTGGTGCGATGCATGACGAAGATCGTATTATCATGCCTGATGGTTTTGATAAAAAGATGTGGCGAAGTATGACTAATGCTCAGAAGATGATGAGTAATACCACAGAACAAGCTATGCAAATGGCAGGTATAGAACGCAGTCCTAATGTAGCAGTTCTTGCTAGTACAGTTTCAAATGATACTGAAGGAATCGATGTGTACTTTGAATATATTAAGTACATGAAAAGAGGTAATGCTCGTAGAGCAGTAAATAGGATTCCTGATATGGGATGTATGCATATTACATCTTACTATGGTTTCAAAGGTTTATCTACAGCTACTTTTGCATCTTGTGCTACAGGTATGGTCAATATTGATTATGCTATGCGACTTGTAGATGAATACGATTATGTTATTTGTACTGCTGGTGATTGTGCTAACTTCCCAATGGGCATTAAATACTTTGCTTGTTTAGGAGCATTAGCAAATTACTCTTTACCATTTGACGATAGGAGACAAGGTTTTCTTATGGGTGATGGTGGTGCTTGTATGATTTTACAATCAGAAGAAAAGATGAAAGAGTTTGGTAGTAAATCTTATGCTAAGTTGTATCAATGTGGTATGGCAAGTGACGCAGTAGATATGGTAAACCCAGAGGGAACTGGTACTCGTACTGCTATGCTTGATGCACTTGACCATTATGGTACTGGTGCTGTAGATTATGTTTGTACTCATGGTACAAGTACAATAGCAGGAGATCCTATCGAGTATGAAGCAGTATCGGAAGTATTGCCAGGAACTAAAATGTGGGCACCGAAAAGTAAAATCGGTCACACACTTGCAGCATCTGGTATCCTAGAAGGTTGCTATGCTATTGAGAGTATGAGAAATGGTGTAGTACCACATATTCAAAACTTAAAAGAATGTTCACTTGATGTACATGGTACTTTAGTTCGAGAGAATGAAGAGTTTACTATGCATAACAGAAAGCGAAGTATGCTAAATAATTCATTCGGCTTTGGTGGTAAATGTATGTCACAAGTTATAGAAGTAGAATTGGAGCAACATGAAAGAGCAAACCCAGAATAAACAATTAGAAATGTTTGGGGATCCTAACGCAGAAAAAAGGATCGCTGAACTTGAAGAAGAACTTAAAAACTTAAAAGCAGCATACGATCGTCTGGCTTTGATGTATCAACAAGAAACTACACCAACTATGACAACGCATGCTAAACCAGGAGAAGCTCTTTACACTGACGAAGTATTAGAAAATGGTCAGAGAAGAAGAGTCCCTCGTAGAAAACTAGAAGATTGGGAGGAAGCAGGTGTCGCAAGAGAACATTTCACAGGCTGGGATAATTAAATTATTCCAGAATAAAAAACCATTTGACATGGTAAAAGAATGGATGGAACTAGCAGGACAGCAAGTACCATCTGAAGAATTAGCAGATACAGGATATAACGAACAAGCAAACTTATATGCTGATTTGATTGATGAAGAATTTAACGAATTCATGGCAGCATTTGGAATGAAAGACGAAGTCGAGCAACTCGACGCAGTCTGTGATATTATTTGGGTATGTGCTGGCTATGCTCATTCAAAAGGGTGGGATCTAAACAAAGCATTCGCTGAAGTGGGTCGTTCAAACTACTCTAAATTCCCTACAACAAAGGATCCAAAGACTGGAAAAGTCCTAAAGTCTAAGAATTTTTCTCCACCTGATTTAAAAAAACTTATAAGTAATTGATTTTATATAACAAAATAATATAAAAAATACTTTACTTTTGGGTCAAAATCAGGTAGAATACCTGTATGAATAAAAAAATATATCTAGATATGGACGGAGTTTTAGCTAACTTCGACGATTATTATTTTAGGAATGGCAGACATTCTTTTATCTATGAAGAGTTTAGACAAGAAGTCATGGATAATAAGTTGTTTGAAAATCTACCTAAGATGGTAAACATGGATGAGTTGGTCGACTCAGTAAGAGCGATCGCTGAAAAACATGATTATAAAATTGAAATCTTGTCAAGTGTTCATACACTATACGATGACCAATACACTGAGTCTTGCAGACAAAAAAGAAAGTGGTTAGTAAAAAATGGTATGGGCGACTTACCAACTAACTTCGTAAAAGGTAGAACTGAAAAAGGAACTTATGGTTCTGATGGTGATATCTTAATCGATGACCAACTTACTTGTGTTCATTACTTTAATGAAAATGGTGGTGTTGGTATTGGTCATAAAAATGTTATCGATACTCTTACATTACTTCAGAAGGTTATCGCTGACAGAAAATTACAAGAGGTGAGACTTGCTAGTTAAGAAAGATATGAATATGTTTAAGGGACAGTTCTCTCAGAGAATATCCCTTGCTGGTGCATACGCAAAGAATGCTCATGTCGGACAGAAAAGAAAGTACACAGGTGAGCCATACATCGTTCATCCTGCTGCTGTAGCAGAATTACTTCGACTAAATTATAAAGACTGCACTGAGGATATGTACATGGCAGCACTTCTACATGATACTGTAGAAGATACTGACGCAACACATGAAGAGATAGCACGATTCTTTGGCGACAAAGTCAGCGAACTGGTTAAAGGTTTGACTGATGTATCAAAGCCAGAAGATGGGAATCGTGCTACTCGAAAAGCAATAGATCGTGACCATCTTGCTCAAGGTAGTAAAGAGGTGCAGACGATAAAGGTTTTTGACTTGATACATAACACAGAATCTATTAGGGAACACGATCCTAAATTCTGGGAAGTATATAAGTTAGAAAAGCAAGATCTACTTAATGTGATGACTAAAGTAGATCCCGAAATTAAACAACTCGCATGGGAGAGTATAAAAGACTAAAATAAATGAAAACAACTTTAATAGCAATCTTTGGTATTTGCCTTGGTACAACAGCCATAATTTCTATGGCATATGCTAATGCTGATGTCAAAGGTTATACTGATGTTCATGGTTGTTGGGGTGAATGTTATGAAGAACATGTTAAAAAGTTCGGTACATTCAGCGAACAGCTTGAAGCAAAAAGGGTTGCAATGCAACAAGAAACACCAGCCGATAGAGGTGGTAAGTTATATGTAAATTGCAACATGTGTCATGGTATGAAAGGAGAAGGTGGTATCGGACCGAAACTATCTGGTTCTACCTCTATTGTAGCAATGCTAGAAGCATATAAAGCAGGAGAAACTAGAGGTGCTCAGTCAGCATTAATGTGGGGACAGGCAGCAAATCTATCTACTCAGGATATGGAAGATATCCAAGCATATATTTCATCGCTTGACATTTAAGTTTTTTTAACTTAGAATTATATTATGTTTATAACTATACTTGATTATTTACTCATCTTCGGATGTATTTTTATCTGCTGTGGAATAGTATGGACAGATGCCAAGTTTCGTATTGAAAAACGCAGAGAAAAAGCGAAGCAACTGAGAGAAGAGTTTTTGGAAAGAATGGAGTTAGGTGATGATTGAGATGAATGAATTCTATCAGGGATATTTACTCGGAGCATGCATCGTATCCTTCGTTCTTATATTATGTACGATCTTATCACTACAAGATAAAAGGATTAAAACTTATAGATTGGGTGAGATAGTAAAGGATCGTAAGAAACCAGCGAAATACTTTGACCATCAGGGTATGGTAAAGTACACGGAAGGAGATAATACATGAATGTTTTTGCATTACATCAGCATCCTATTGCTGCAGCAAAGATGCATTGTGACAAGCATGTCGTTAAGATGATACTAGAAACTGCTCAACTACTATCTACTGCTCATCGTATGTTAGATGGTAAACTTGAGAAGAGAGATTCGGTATCAGGTAAAACTAAAACCAAGTATTGGGTACTCGAAGAAAGTAATATGGAACAGGTGTTATATCGTGCTACCATGATGAACCATCCTTGTGCTATATGGATTCGTGAAACCGATGCTAATTACATGTGGGCATATAATCTATTCGTAGGACTCTG